GTTGTAAAGGGTTTACAAGCAGGTTTCGTAACAATAGCAGAGGCAAGAAAAGCAACAGGATTTTCTTCGGAAGATCCAAACATGGATGTGTACTTGAGAGGCATACAACAGGTTGAAGTTCCAGCAGATGGATCAGAGCCAAGAGTATTTGCAGGTCAAGTACCAACAGGCGTTCCTGATGCAGATCAGTTTGAAGAAAACAAGTCTGGAAAGAAAGATGAAGAGTATGATGATACCTACATCATTCTTGAAGATGGCGAGAGAGTTCATATCTCTTGGCTTGAGCAAAAAAAGATCAAGAAAGAAGATGGTAGATATTGTGTATATTCAAAAGATGGAGATAGAAAGTTTGGCTGTTACGACACAAGAGCAGAGGCACAAAGAAGATTAAGACAGATTGAAAGATATAAAGCTATGTTTGGAGATTTGAAAGTAGGGGATTCTGTTTCGTGGTCTATCAACAAAGATCCAGATCCTCCAAGTACAATTCATGGTGTGATTGAGTCTTTGAATCAAAATGAAGAAACAGCAAACATTAGAGTATGGGCAATCTTAGAAGATGGAGGACACCAGAGAACAGATAGAGTTGTTGAGGTTGAAGTATCAAAGCTAAGAGTGATTGGTGCAATAGATCAGGAAGATAAGCAACTATCTGATAGAGTTGAGAAAGCTCTGAAGAAAAAAATGGAAGAGCACAATGCTGATTCTCCAAAGTACAGAGCAACAATGGGAATGTTACGAAAAGTTTTTGAAAGAGGAGTTGGAGCATATAGAACAAATCCCGGATCAGTAAGAGGTAATGTAACATCAGCAGATCAATGGGCTATGGCTAGAGTCAATGCTTTTCTAAAAGCTCTTAAAACAGGCAAGTTTCCACGATCTCCTTTTGATACAGATTTACTACCAGAGGATCATCCAGAGGCATCAGATGAGAAGTATGGTAAGCCAAAGAAACCAAAAAAACCTAGAAGAAGAAAAAAAGCAATAGAGAATGTTCCTGATTATATGCAGAGGAATGCAAGAAGAGGATTGGACTTACTTGAGTTTGCAGGAGATGGTTTAGTAGAAAGAACAATCAGAGAGGCTAGAAGAATGGCAAATGGAGAAATATCTGATGATAAAGCTCGTAGGCAATCTGCTTGGTTTCTAAGACACGAATCAGATCTTGATTCTCCAAGAGCAGATGAATACTTGAGTGGAGAAAGTGATAGACCAACAGCAGGACAAGTAGCGTGGCTTTTGTGGGGTGGCGATATAGATAAAGAAAACAAGATGAGAGCACAGAAGTGGGCAGCAAGACAAGTAGATATGATGGATGAAGAAAAATCTTTACGATATGATTTCTATGGATGGGAAGATCCAACAGTAAAGTTTCTTGGTTTGCCACCTGTAAAGAGATATAAGACAGAAGAAGAAAAACAAATGTATTGGAAAGAGATAGATAATTTAAGAGTTAGATGGGAGGGAACACTATCTGAACTGTATGCAAAAGAACTTAATAGACAAAAAAGAGAAGTTGCAAGACAGATAAGAAAAAGCAAAAACATAGATGATATGGAAACACGAATAGATAAGGTGGTAGATAGTACAAACTTTGAAAAAGAGTTTTTACCATTGTACTACTCATTATCAGATGATTTCTCTGTACGAACATACGATAGTTTGTTTCCACAACAGAAAGAGGAAAAGGCAGCAGATCCTGTTAATCTCGGTGTTGAAATAGAAGAAGAGGATGCGATAAGAACTGTATTTACAACTCTTGGAACATTACTACCAACACAGGGTAGAACTATAAGAAACATTGTAGAAGAGGGATTTTATCGTAGGCAAAGAAATGTTCCTCCAGCAGTAGGCTCATTATTTCAAGATGGACAAGCAGCAAACTTCTTGCAGGAGAATGGTAAAGCAGTAATGAAAGATTTGAACAATACAACAAAGAAAAGAATATCAACAATCGTTGCAAATACATTGAAAGAGTATGAAGATCTGGGAATAATTAAACCTGTTGCAGGAACAGTAGATGGCGATAAGTTCTTTAATGAACTTGCAAGAAAGATTAATGTAGAGTTAGGTGGGCAATCTTTGAATAGAGCAAAATCAATAGCTAGAACAGAGGTGCTCAAAGCATCTTCATGGAGTCAGCAAAGAGCTGCAAAATCAACAGGTAAGAAACTTGAAAAAGAATGGGTTTCACAAAGAGATCAGCTTGTAAGAGATGCACATGTAACATTAGACAATCAAAGAGTTCCTGCTGATAGCTTTTATCTGTATAATGGAATCAAGTTGGATTTTCCGGGAGATCCGAAAGCTCCAGCAAGTTTAGTAGTAAATTGTAGATGTACAGAGGCATTTGTAGAGGTAATAGATGAGTGAAGAAATAAAAAGACCAAAAGACTTGGTGTTCAAAAATACACCGATAGAACTTAAAGAAGATGGAGATACTAGATACCTAGAGGCTGTATTTTCTTTATTTGATAAAGTAGATTCAGATAATGATATAACTGTATCAGGAGCTTTAAAATCAGGATATGAGGGCAACAAAGTGCCTTTAGTTTGGAATCACGATTGGAGCAAAGTAATTGGTAGAGGTGTTATTGAATCAGATAATGAAAAAGCAGTTTTTAAAGGATATTTCCTTAATACTGAATCAGGCAAAGAGGCTTATGAAACTGTTAAGCAGATGAGAGATATGCAACAGTTCAGTTATGGTTTCCAAGTTTTAGATTCAGAAACATCAACAGCAACAGATTCAAAGGGAGATGAGATTCCTGTGAGAGTGTTGAAAGATGTAAAAGTATGGGAGGTTTCTCCTGTTCTTGTTGGATCACAACAAAATTCATTTGTTCAGGCTTTGAAATCTGGATTAGATCAGTTTGAAAAAGAAGAAGATATTGAAGATGAAGAAGAAGAAAAGAGAGCTCTTGGGGATGATATATATACAACAAGAGAAGAGGCAGAGGCTAGAGCAGAAGAATTAGGATGCTCTGGTGCTCACGAACATCAAAAGGATGGTGAAACAGTTTATATGCCATGTGCCTCTATGGATGATTACACAACATTAACAGGACAAAGACATAGATCAGAAGATGATACAACTCTGGTTTATGCAGGTAAGATTTCAAGTGAAACTGATACAGAAATCAGCACTTCTACTCAACAGGGTAAAAGGCTTGAAGAACAAGCCCTATCTTCTCTTGAGGAGATTAAGGCATTTACAGAGAGAATAGAAGATCTTGCTCTTCTAAGAAACTCTGAAAAGAAAACAATGAGTTCAAAATCAACTGAATTATTGTCTAAGTATTTACAGGGTTTGAATGCAATCTATAACAGATTGGATGATGTCTTGGAAACACATGGATATGATGAGGTTTCTGATGATGAACTCTTTTTGGAAGTTCAAAAGAACATTTTTAAAAACCAATAGGAGAAAAATATAATGGCAACATTAAAAGAACTTAGAAATGAGAAAGCTGCTAAATCAAATGAGTTAGCAGATATTTTTGATTCTGTTGAAGAAATGTCTGAATTAACATCCGACCAAAAGGAAGAAATAAAAAGAAGAAATCAAGAACTCGCAGATTTAGGCGATTCAATTACTGAATTACAACAGTTAGAGGAAATCAAAGAATCTAACGAAAAGGTAGAAGAAAAGGTTGCTAAAACAGCTCCTATCTACCAAGAGCCAGAAGTTGAAAAAGCACCAAAATCTTTAGGGCAACAATTTCTTGAGTCTAATGCGTACAAAAGTTTCGTAGATCATGGATTGAAAAATATTCCATTTGAAACAAAAACTACTGTAACAACTTCAGTTTGGACTAGAGATACAATCTATCAACAGGTTATTCCTGCAATAGAGCCAGATCCTAATCCAGCATTAGATCTTGTAGATTCTATAAACACAGATCAAACAACTTATTATTTCTTACAAGAGGGATCAACAAACAACGCAGCCGAAAAAGCAGAGGGAAGTGCAGCACCAGAGGATGCTTTCACTTACACAGCAGTTACTGCTCCTGTTTCAAAATTCATTACAACTCTACCTATAACAGCAGAGTTGCTTGAAGATCAAGCAGGTGCTCAAGCATATTTTGATGGCAGATTAGCAAATCATGTTATGCAAAGACTAGAAAAGCAGTTCCTAATCGGTGGAGCAGTTGCACCAAACATTAGAGGATTAACTCAACATGCTGGTATTAATACAATTACATACACAGCAGGAGCATTCCCAGCTAATGCAGGTGGTAAGTTGAGAACAGTTTTGGATGGAATCAAAGATGTTGAGGTAAATGGTAAATTGAGCCCAGATGCAGTTCTTATGAGCCCAGCAGCTTATAACGCACTTGTAGCTCAAGTAGATGGTAATAACAACTTCATGTTAGGTGCATCAGCATTAGCTGGTACTCCTACCATTTGGGGATTACCTGTTACAAAATCATCTCAAATCGGTGGAGCAGTTGGAACTACTATTGATGTAGTTGTAGGTGCTTTCGGTGGATCTTTAGCAGCTAACCATGTGTTTAGAAGAGGTATGGAAATTTCCATCTCTGAAAATGCAGCAGATGGCGACTTTGGAAAAGATATATTGACAATCAAAGCATCATTACGATATGCTTTGGCAGTATATAAACCACAGGCATTCACAAGAATCAACGATATAGAATAAATTTATGGAAGAGCAGAGTCATACTTTTGTGTTAAAAACAGAGGTAGTGGACTCTGCTATCCATATACAAAAGGAGAAAAACATGAAAATTGTACAAAAAGAAAATCAAATGGTTTGGAAAGATAACAAGACCGGGAAAATGCAACAGGGCAAAGAATGCCCATTTACATCCGGAGTGTTAGTTGCTGGAATGGGAGATGAAATCCCTAGTGGTATCACAAAAAAAGCAGCAAAGAAACCAGAAACAAAAGCAGTAAAACCTAAAGAAAATAAGTAAGCTATGTGGTTTGATAATCCTTTATTGGATGATCTTGATGAGGAGTTAGATGAGCCATCAGTACATGGACAAGAGCGAACTAAAGACATTTCTTGGAATGTCTGGAACAGCTCAAGATAACAATTTAGATTTTGCATTAGATGCTGCAAGTGCAGCTATTGATGATTTCTGTGGAAGAGTATTCTACAAAACAGATGTGCAAGATAGATTTTACGATTGTGAGTTCACAGATTTTGTGATGGTTGATGATATTGCAACAACAACAAATCTAGTTGTAAAAACTTTAAACTCTGATGGCACAGATCACGAAACCTTAACACTAAATACTGATTTTTATTTATATCCTCATAATGCAGCAAACTTAGATCCAAAGATGCCATTTGATAAAATAGTTATGGCAATAGAGGTAAGTGGTAAAGTCTTACCAACTAAATATCCAAGAGGATTGAAAGTTACTGCGAGTTTTGGATTTCCGGTGCAGTCTGGAAGTGAAACAGTACCGGCAGCAATACAACAGGCGACACTTATACAAGCTGCTCGGT